AGTCTACCTCGCTACGCAATCTACCAACCAACAAAACACATATCATAGACCTCGAACGTAAGGGTATGCCCTTCCCCAAGAAGTTCCCTCACGTAGCAGCGTGCGCTAACATCAAGCAGTTTGATTCCGCACTTAACGACGCACTAGCAGACGAAAGCTGCGAAGTGATAGTCATTGAATCGTTCACAAAGTACGTTGAAACGCTTATCGCATTAGCGCAAGCATCATTCAAGGGCTTTGATGTTTGGAATTACTACAACCGTATGATACGTGCAACCTTAGATAAGGTTAAGAACGATCATGCTATCGTGGTGTTCACGGCGATTGACGAGATCGTAGCAGTGGCCCAGCCAACAGGTGATACGTATAACGTACGCCGCATCAAGGTGCAAGGTAAGCAGCACGAAGGTTGCATAGAGAAAGAGTTCCTTATGGTACTGTTCACGGAAGTTAAGCGTGATAAAGAAGGTAACACACGCTACGTGTTTCAAACAAACAGCGATGGTATCACGTCAGCCAAAACCCCGATGGGTATGTTCGACGAGATGTACATAGATAACGATGTAAGCGAAGTCATTAACGTAGCTAAAAAATATTATGCCTAACCAAACACATAACATAGATTGGAATACACTTGTTAACAACAGGTTTTCAACCCTAAAAGATACAACAAAACAACAGCGTAAAGATGTCAACGAAATGTCAAGAACACTAGCAGAGATAATCGAAACTGCTGAGGAGTTAGAGAGTGACATAGGTGATCTGCAAAATGATATAGATGAAAACTATATCGTAAGACCTAAGTGGCCAGAATACTTAGGTATTGCTGAACTTATCGACACGCTCATCGTTGCGCTACCTACACCTGACTATGGTAAACAAGAACAATCTCTGCGACAGTTGCATGAGTTTCGCCAAGCGTGTGCTAAGGCAAACATCGTAGATTTAAATGACATAATAAAACACATAAACAATGGATAAAGAAACACAAGACTACGAGAAGATGCTTGTAGATGTATCTACAGCTACGCATAAACAGGTAAACCTTATCGCAGATAAGTTAGATCTTAACCAGCAGGATGCATTTATGCTAATGCAGACTATCACGATAGAGAAGCTCACGTATCTTATGGCACAGATACTCGAAGGAATTTCTTCCTCAAACAATAGGAGTGCGGTTACGGAAGAACATACGAACAAAGACACTCCCAATATAGTAACATAACATAACATAAAATGGCAATCATCAACTTAGATGAAATCGCAGATAGCGTAAGACCCTATCTCAAGAAGGACACGTACACAGCACGAATACTTAGTGCTGAGTTTACGACAAGCAAGGCCGGTGCGCCTATGGTAGTGATGCAATGGGAGCTAGCTGCTCCCGAAGCAATCGAAGATGACATGAGTGGTAAGAGCGTAAGGATTGCAGGGTTGCAGTTCCGTGATTACCTATCGTTTAGTGAGAAGGCTAAAGAGTTTACGTTTCGGCGTATCAAAGCCTTGCACAAAGCGTTAGAACTCGCGCCAGAGTTTGATGACGAAGACCCTGACGTAGCACAGTATGCTGGTTTAGCTGCTGACGTTACGGTAGAGACTGAGCAGCAAGCGCAAACTAACGATGACGGTACACCTGTCCTCGATGCCAACGGCGATCCTGTAATGAATAATAATTACAGGCTCAAGCGTGTGCTTCGTTTGAATAGCGAACATACGTTGTAACATACTTGTAGTATAGTGGTACACAGTAGCTATTAAGATGCTACGCAGTTTTATAATGCTGCATTGATCGCCACTATGCTACGTTTAATTTATATTGTAACACACGGGTACAAGATTGCTATTAAGATGCAACTGGGTTCGAGTCGCTGACATGACGACTCCGCACAATGTTTCAATGGTTGGCATTGTGTGGCATTACCTGAGTTGATCGCCTGTGTGTTACAATATAAATTAAACTCATGCCAGTAACCATACAACATACACCTGCACAGCTACCGTATAAAGGATTAACAGTAATACTAGGTAAGCCGTCACGATTTGACCGCGCTCAGTTACTTAGTGGATACGCAGGGCAGTTATTCTACAACGCCCTTAATCCTATACCACGGCAGACTATTGATGTTACGCTGGCGGATAGCATAAACCAGTACCCAGTACGTGAAGGTACTAAAGTTGTTCTATTACTTGGGCAGAAGGCGTTAGACTTATACAAGTCTGGTGTTACGCTAGATGAACAGCGCGGTTGCCCCTTCATCATCGACGGCATCACGTATGTATGCACGTATGAGCCACAGGAATCTGTTGATCGTATGGCATACTTCAACCCCAACGATGCAGATAACGTAGGCGCAGAGAATGACAAGGGCCGACACGGCAGAACACGACGGCCCAATCGTAAGTTCTGGTTGTCACGTGACGTTAAGAAAACCATAGGGTACTTGACCATCCCTCCTGTAGTAACTAAAGCCAAGCATATCTTATGGCCACGCGCCGATGATGTAATCGCGAAGTTACTAAAGCATAAGAACGAGACTATGTACTTTGACATAGAAACGAATCGTTCACTAGAGTTAACGTGCTTCGGGTTTTCGTTTGACGACAAGGAAGCATGGTGTGTGCCTATGGTAATATCACCGTACGCTGGCTACTACTACGAGGATACGCATAAGATATTCCGTGCGTTAGCTGTGGCCATGCGAGACAATGAGGTGGTCATCCACAATGCGTTGTTCGATCTCTTTGTCCTAGCATACAAGTACGGCATCCCCGCACCACGCAAGGTGTACGATACAATGCTGGCGCACCACAGGCTGTTTCCTGAGGTAGAGAAATCCCTAGGTCATTGCCTTGCGCTGTACACAGACCAACCATACCATAAGAACGAGGGTGTCTTTGATCCAAAGAACCACGATCAGCGTGAGAGTCTGTACGAATACAACGCCAAAGATGTTATCTCTATGGCACTACTCAAGCCACAGATAGATGCGACAGCAGCAAACTTTAAGGCAACTGACAGCATACGCCAAGTTAATGAAAGCATTGTGCCGTACCTCACGGCTATGTTACAGGGGATTAAGTATAACTCAGAGAAGCTCGATGACATTATCAAGCATAACGACAGGTATCAGAACGAACTGCTACGTTTCCTGCGCTTGCTGACAGGCAATGACCTTAACCCTAACAGCCCCAAGCAGGTATCAGCATACTTGTACAATAGGTTAGGCTACAAGAAGCCATCGAAAGATGTAACGTCTGAGAAGAACTTACTACAGATTAGGTTAAAGTATCCTAGTAACCCTATCCCCACAATCATACTACGCTACCGCGCTTACGCAAAAGAAAGTGGGCAGTTAAAGTTTCCTCCGTGGAAAGGTGATCGTATAACAACGTCATACAATCTAGCAGGAACAACCTCCTACAGACTAGCATCTCGGCGCTTACTTGGTGAGTGGGGTACTAACGTACAGAATTTCCCGAAGAAGTTACGCAAGCTGTTCGTACCTGACGAGGGTAAGGTATTCGTGCAAGCCGATCAGTCAGGCGCAGAAGCACTCGTCGTTAGTTACTTGTGTTCCGCAGGGAATTTCCGACGCTTGTTTGATCACGGCGTTAAGTCACACGTTTACGTAGCATTGCGGTTGTTCGCAGAAGTTTGGGAAGCGCGTCTCGGTGAATCTATTAAACCGTACACGGATGTAGACGTAGCAGATCTAGTTAAAAAGCCACGCTGGAAAGAACTACGTGACATCATAGCATCCTCCGACACATGGAGCGCAGACAAACGCTATTACTTCATAGCTAAGATGGTATGCCACGCATCTAACTACGGTATGAAAGCACCAACGTTTCGTGTGAACGTACTGCAAAAATCTAAGGGCGCAGTTAACTTAACGAATAAACAAGCTACGTATTTCTTAGAAACGTATCACTCATTGTTCCCTGAGATACGTAAGTGGCATAGAGACACGATAGAGAAGCTAAAGAAAGAACGTATGTTACGTAACCTGTTTGGCTACCCACGTATGTTCACACAGACTGTAGAGCCATCCATGTTTAAGGAAGCATACGCATTCGTACCACAGTCTACCGTAGGTACGATCACAAACATGGCGTTCACCGACTTGTATCATAACGAGCGTATCATAGAAATGGGCGCTGATGTGATACAAAATAATCACGACAGCGTTCTATTGCAATGTAAGCCAGAGGATGCGGATGAGGTTTGTGCGTTAGCGTGTGAAGCACTCAACCGTGAGATGACCTCACCGTATGGTGAGAAGTTTAGTATGCGCTCCGAGGCGTGCGTTGGTAATAACTGGGGAGAGATGGACTAAAATAATGGATACAAACCTTGAGCGTTGGCGTTACTTTTTAAAAGATATAGAATCCCCAGAACTGTTTATCGACTGGGGATTTTACAGTATGATAGCAACAGCACTACAGCGCCGTGTGTGGTTGTACCCTGACACATTCACCCTGTACCCTAACCTGTTCGTCATACTCATAGGCCCACCGGCTGCTGGTAAGTCTCGTATCATATCACAGATCAATGAGTTCATACGGAACCCAAAACTCATACGTAAGATACCGGCGAAAAAGAAAAACAAAGTTGAGATACAACCCTTCTATCCGTTGAGCGCGGATACGATAACACAGGAGGCACTCATACAATACATCGTACGCGAGTGCGGTAGAGATTTCTTTTACCAGAGTGATGGTAAACGTGTACGTGCTTCGCACTTCTCCGTAGGTTTCATGATCGAAGAACTTGGTGTGCTGTTACGTAAGAACTGCGAGAACATTGTTAATATGATGAACCAGTTGTACGATAGCCGCGACTTCACGTACAAAACTAAACACCAAGGTACAGATGCAATTAAGAATGTGTGCGTAAATATCGTAGCTGGCACAACGCCATCGTTCATACGCTCAGCATTCAACGCCGAGATCATATCACAGGGGTTTACGTCACGTGTTATCATGGTGTACGGTGACGGGCCTAGATTCCTACGCCAATTCCCTGGCGTAACAGACGAACAGAAAGCAGCGAAAGCTAAGGTAGTAGAACATCTAGCTAACTTACAAAATGTCAATGGCCCTGTTACGCTATCCGATGAGTGCGAAGCATTCCATAAAGAAGTTTACGAGAGCGGACAGTTAACACAGCAGCGCGTTAACATGGATCACAGACTCGATACATACTATGGGCGTAAGAATGTACACTTACTAAAGCTATCTATGATAATGCACTTCATGGATACGACAGATAGTATGGTAGTGGAGAAGGTAAGCATG